CTACAGTCTACGACCCGAACAACGTCTTCAGCATGCAGAATGACGGTGGTGGCCAAGCGTGGCGCCGCTGCGAGGCCTTCGATGAACTGAAGAACAACTCCTCCGTGGTCTTCCTACGAGCGAAGATTCGGAACGCCTACAGGAAGTTCATCACGGACCCGCAGCGCTGCTCGATCCTTGATGTGAAGTACCTCATCATCAGGCCTACCGCGGCCAACGGCCTCACGGATTGGGCGCTTCTCTACTACGCGAGGATCGTCAAGGCGGATCCCGACTGGGTGACGACCGTTCCATTGCACTTCTATGACGCCGTGACAACGACGAGCTACGGGTTCCATTCGCGCGGGTATAACGCTGTCAATTCAATCACCCCGGCCGGGAAACTCTGGGTGGACATACGTAATATTTCGGCCTACACGCTGACGAATGCAACGCCGGGGAGCGGCTCGCCGTGGGGGGCGGATCAATTCAAGGTTCTTGGCACCGGCAGCAACTACCCCCCGAGCGAAGCCGCGAACTCGCGGAAGCTCCGGGACATCAAGAGGAACTCGCTCTATTGGAAGAAGACGACGCAGGTGCAAGAGGAGCACTACGTATGCCTCATGATGCCGACGGCATCCGGCGCCTCGGAGCCCGCGACCTCGCGTGCCTGGGTGACGGACGCGGCGCAGCCGAACCACTACGGGATCACGCTTAACGGCACGGAGACATATCTCGTGCACAGGACTCTGGATGAGGTAGTCCATCCTGGCGGAGCGGCGGACACGACCCCTCCGGCTCTCGCAACAGGGATTACCGTAACACCGAAGAACGCGGCGCTACTTGCGCGGTGGACAGACCCGGCCGATTCCGACCTCTCCCATATCGAAGTCTACCAGCGCACGAGCGCGATCTGAAAGGAAGAAGAAGACATGGCGACGTTTACTCCAGCATGGACGACGGGGCAATCGCTCCATGCGTCGAGCGTGATTACGACGGGGAACTCCGTCACGGATGACTTGAATCTGGTATCGGCTGGGCCTTACTACGGAGCCTTGATACAGTGCGACCTCGATATATCGAGCGGATCTCCTAACGGCGATGTGGTCATAGAGGTGTTCGGTTCGCCTGACGGCGGGACGAGCGATGACACGGTCGCTCTTAAGACGATGCGCGTGCCGTTCACTGCGACCGGAAACAAGAAAGCTAGCTTCACGATTTACGGGATTCCTTTTTGCTCGGTTAAGGTTGCTAATTCGACTGGTGCCAGCTGTACTTACATAGGTCGCTTTGCGGGGTTAAAGCAATCAAGCGCATGACACCAGAAGAAAAAGAACGGCGTAGGCGCCTCTCTCGGGAGCGCGTCAAGAGATACAATAAAAAGCACCCTGAGCGAGTTCGTGCTCAGAGACGCGCCAGGTACGCGTCACGTCCGGATGTGCGGGCCAAGCAGATAGAGGATTCCGCAAAGTGGCGAGCAGCCAATAGGGACAAAGTTAGGGAGTACGGGCGCAACTACCAGAGGCAAGCCACGGAGCGTTGGAAAGCCAGAGACCCAGAAGGATTTAAGGCCAGTCAAAAAGCAAGGTCAGCTCGTTACCTCGCCCTGCATAGGGAGAATGTGTATCAGCGTGATCGCGAGAGGCGAGAGCGCGAACCAGAAAGATACCGCGAGATTCAGCGTCGGTGTCGCAAGAAGAATGCAGAAAAACTGCGCATACAGCGCCGTGTCTTTATTGCGCGCGCTGGCGGCTTCGCCCCTCCGGATTACAACGGAAAGACCGAGGCTGATTGGCACGCAGAGCAGGACGGAAAGTGCGCCATGTGCGGAGTGCGTCTGGGGTCGGGCAGAAAACTGCACTTGGACCATGACCATGTTACAGGTCGCGTACGTGGCCTTCTGTGCAACCTATGCAATACCGGGCTCGGAGCACTCGCCGACAACGAGGATCTGTTCCTGCGTGCAATCTCCTACCTGCGCGGCACGGCCGAACCGCTATCCGAACCTCTCAGGAAGGCCCCAAGAGCAGCAGAGGATACCGCGTAAGTGTTCTTCTCCAAGCCTCAGTCATGGTGCTTTCAAGCCGGCCTCATTGCCGAGGAGTATCTCGACCTCTGGCAAGGCTGCGTCTTGGCGCTTCCCTTCTGGGATTACCAGTTGAGGATCTGTGAGGACCTCTCAGGGAACGGCCTCCACGCGCTCTTTGCTACCGGCGTTGACCCTGCGACTGACTGGGAAGTGAGCACGTATGGATCCTATCTGGATCTCGAGGGCGCGGCCGCGGAGGACCTCTCCATTGCCGCGCCGCCTGGCGCATGGATCGATGGTACGTCGAAGCTATCGATCGAGATCATCTGCCGGACGGACAATACAACCGGGATCAAGGGGCTCATCGGAAAGTACACGACTACGACGGATCGCCGCTCGTGGAGGCTCTACCTAAACGGCGCGGAAATCGCGCTCCAGGTATCTTCGGACGGCGCCGGGAACGAGATCCAGGAATCGACGAATGCATCGATCGGAGTCAACAACTGGAAGCATTTCGTCGTGACGTTCGATGCTGGTGTCTTCAAGGTCTGGATGGATGGGGTGGCGCTCACGACCGATGGCAACTTCACCACGCATACATCGATCTTCGCGGGAGTTGTCGAGCCGATCAAAATCTTTGCCCGAAGCGACGGCAACCGGCTCGCCGGCGGCATCGCCGGGATCCGTGTCTGGAAGGATCGCGTCCTTGGGGAGGGGGAGGTGCGGCGGCTCTACGAGGACCCGTGGGGGATGTACGAGCCTATCTTTCCTTTGTCCTTTCTGCCGACCTTCGCGCAGGAGCACTCGGGCGGCGCCGCTGCAGGTCCGTGGATCCTCGCGGGGACTGCGCCGAAGGGAGCGCAGGAGTTTTTGGTAGGGGGGCTGATGGTGGGTACGTCGTACGACATCCAGACAAAGTCGGTAGACCTGAGCGGGAACACGTCCGCCGGCACCACACCCGTTGCCGGCACGCCCATTGCGCTGACCGGCTCCTCCTACGGGATCGGGCGGCGGCCCAGGATTAGCCGGAGCCGGCCCGTGGGGGCGAAGGCGGCGAGGATGGGGCGGTGAGCAAGTGAAGCGGGAAGGCCGGGCCGGGGTCCAGGTCCCCGGATTTTTGGTACGTCCTTACTGGTGCCCGCACGTGACTGGGCTTAGACGACTCCGGCCTCCCTTACGCCAAGCTGCGCAGCCAGGCGCTGGACCGATGCTACCATGACCACCTCACCCCCCGAAAGCCACCACCCGATCGAAGTGGCGCAAGCGACCCTCGCCCTCGCCCACCGCGCCCTCTGGCTCGAGGAGCGCGTCCAAACCCTCGAGCGGGTGAACCTGGAGCTCCAGGAGCGGTTGCGGGTGGCACAGGAGCTCGTGGAGCTCGTCCCACGGAAAGGGGCCGGGGCGTTCACCCTCGAGCCATGAGCTGCTTCTGGCTCTTCGTCATCTTCGGTGCGGCGGCGGTCCTATGCGCGTGGTTCGTGGATCTCGTCAGCGGGTGGCTACGGAGGAGGGCGAGACGGAGGCGGTGGTGAGCTTTTCGCCGCTGCAAGGGCGGCCTTGATACGCGGAATGAGCGGCCTCTCATCTTCAGCGCGATTCCATTCGTCCCTACCATCGTTCCATTCTTCAAGGCACTTAAGGGCCTCGCGCAGTAGCGCAAGCTCAAGGTTTAGGTGCGACAGCTCCCACACGCATACGGTAGCTCCGTCCCAACCCTTTACCTCGCCACCGGTCTTGCCGCGGAGGATCTGGGCCTCGATGACCCTCAAGACATCTTTGCTGTCTGGGTTCTGGAGTGCGAGGGGGAGACCTTCGGGGGAGAGTTCCTCGTTGGTCCAAGTGACGGTGATCTTTGCCATGCCCCCATTATGACCCAGCGCGGGCCGCGGTGGTAGTCACGACTTCGGCCGGCCGAAGGGGGAGTCGGGGGGCTTCTTCTCTTCCGCGGTGGCAAGAGCCCGCCTCTTTTCGCGAGCGGCCTCGTGCTCCGCCACAAGATCCTCAGAGGTCGGCAGGAGGATGGCCGTGTAGTTTTCCATGTCGAAGCTGTTCCCGGCTCCGGTCACGGCGTCGATGAGAATGCCCGTGATCCCGCCGAAGACGAGATTTCCGATGATCCAGCCGTTGAAGTGCGACTTCACGGTCAAGGTCTGAGGAGCGTAGCCCTTCAGGTAGATCGGAAGGTAGAGCGGGGCGTACTGACGGCTGAGGCTCACGAGGCATGGGGTAGTGAAGGTCTTGTTGCCGTAGGTCAGCTCTGCCCCCTGGGGCGTGCTGTTGAAGAGAACGGCTTGGGTGGAGCCTTTGACGATGGTCGCACACGACTGCGCCAGGGGGGCGAGGAGAAGGAGCGACGCCAGGGACAGCGAGCGTGCCCGCATGGAGCACCGCCTTTCTTGGAGAGGGTGACTTTCATGGACCAGAGCACATCTCTAGGACCCATACGTCCTGCTCGTCTGCGTCTTCCTCGAGTACGTCAACGCCGAAGAACGTGCATCCACCCGTTCGGGTTGTCGCATCGAAAGTCCAGGTTCCTACGCTGAAAAACGGCACCAGGATCGGCTCACGCGTAGGCGTAGGTGGATCGAGTCTGGAGACATCGAGGAGCGTGAGAAGCGGCTGGTCGAAGCCTCGCTTCTGCGCCGTCACCTTCTCCGTAAACTGGTTGAGCTCGATCCGGAGCATCACGAGGCCGTCGCGTTCTCGCTCAGGTTCCTTCGGTGCGCCGCTACTGCCGCTGCCTCCGTCACCGCAACCGAACCCGAACGCGAACAGTGCCTGAACAAGAGCCAAACCGAGCGCCCGCATGATGCGCCTCCCTGAATTGATGGAGAAGGTGTACGTCTATTACCATACTCCCTTCCTCTCGATTCCATTCAAGAATAAGCCCGGGGAGTTCAGTGGTAGGGGTCACGGGTTTCCGCACAGGAGACCCAAGCGCCGTGAAGGTCGAAGACCTTCGATCCCTCGTCGTCACGGATTGGCTTTTGAATGAGCGCGCCGCCGCAAAGAGCGGTGTCACGCGATGGCGACATCCGCTCAGGGTCCTCTCTGGGGTGAGGGTCTCGGACATCACTACCGCAGTGATGGAGGACTACAAAGCGAAACGGCTAGCCGAAGGCGCCGCGCGCTCCACGATCAACAGCGAGATCGGCTTCGTGCGTCGTGGCTTCAAGCTGGCCATGGAGCAAGATCTCCTCTCGAAGATGCCGAAAATCAAGCAACTTCGCACCTCGAACGTGCGGGAGGGGTTCCTCGATCCTTCCGACTTCGGCCAGCTCGTCCGCACGCTCGAAGTCCTCGATCCTCCCGTCGCGGACGTGATCCGATTCCTGTACCTCCTCGGATGGCGCAGAGGCGAAGTGGTCGGGCTTCTCTGGTCGGAGGTCGATATCGCGGCCGGAACGATCCGGCTACCGGCGAGACGCACGAAGAACAGGACGCCGAAGACGGTGAGGATCAGCGCGCATCTCCGCGACATCCTTACGCGCCGTCATTCGCTGAAGAACGGCCCATGGGTTTTCCATCGAGCGGGACGGGCCATCCGAGATTTCCGCGGCACCTGGCGGCGCGCGGTCAAGGCCCTGGGTCGCCCGGGGCTCCTCGTCCATGACCTTCGGAGGAGCTTCGCCCGGAACGCCGTCGAGGCCGGCCTACCCGTGAAGCTCATCATGGAGATCGCGGGGTGGAAGACGATGAGCGTTTTTCTCCGATACGCGATCGTGGATGAGCGGCTCATCGCTCGTGGGCTTGACCGGGTGAGCAAGTTCACGCTGCGGGAGCAGGGCCGGAAGAGGAAGACGTAAGTCCTTTACGGATTGCGGTCTTACGGGAATCTTGCTTTTCCCTTGACCGTTGTACACACGTGGTGTACCTTACTCCTCGACGATGGAACCAGCGGCCACGACCAACCCGACTCCCTTCACGCGCCCCGCGCGCCACTCCTGGTGCAGGCGCATGATCGCAAGGTCCACGACCTTTCCAATCGGGAGATCGAGTGCTAAACTCATGTTCTCGACGGCCCCAATGGCTTCTGGGCTGATGCGGTACGTCTTGGCCGGGTTATCCGCCGATCGTCGTCTTTTTCTCAAGTCCATGTCCTCCATTGTGTGCGCCACGTGGACAAAGTCAAGAAGTGTGGCCCGGGGGGGACTTGAACCCCCACCCCCTTGCGAGGACCGGATTTTGAATCCGGCGCGTCTGCCAGTTCCGCCACCGAGCCTCATTTGCCTTCCGGTCGCTGCCTGTTCGGGTGAGTCGCCCGAGCCTGCGCCCCCCCTTTCTTCTCGTCATTTTGAAGGGCATGCGCGGAAGGGTAGCGAACCGGCAGTGGAATCTACGGGCGGGGTTCGTGGCCCCTCCCGCGGGGGCGAGTTAGCCAAACAACTACCCGTCTCCCAGGGGGTGCCCCGCTCTCAGCCAGCCGGGCGCCCCCGATTTGGCCCATGCCGCCGGGCGGGCCGCGCGAACTCGTGGCGGGTGCGACTCCGCCCGGCTTTTCAATCCAAGGAGGCGTAATGGATGCACTGAGCGGCTACTACCGCGCAAAGGCGGCCAAGGAAGCGGGCAAAGACTTCATGGTCTTCGACTGGGACAAGGCCGCGAAGCTCATCCGCGAGCGAAAGCCAGAAGAGGCGAGCGCCGGCCTGCGCAGTGACTGGAGCTACACCGGCGGCGTGATCTACCAGGCCGGCGACCCAGTGACCACGGACAACGGCACCTACCTGGCATCGCTCTGGGCGGAACCCGAACTCGACATGGACGGCGACGTGGTTGAGTGCTGGCGTTTCCAAAAGGATTCACCGAACTGGAACGAGAACACCAAGTGGCCCGAGAGCGCGCTGGAGATTCTGCGGAAATGACCTTGAACTCTTTTTCCTCCATCCGGCGCGGCCCTCTCCTCGGGCAACTCCGCGCCGCCTTCACCGGGCGACCCAACGCCCACTTTCCTCAGACGACGCCGGGCTCGTTCATGGCGAGCTCGGCGTCACTTTTATGGGGTGCGCCGTGAGCACACAGGTACTCCTCGGGATCCTCCTCGGCGCCCTCCTCTTCGGCGTGGCGCTCGTGGTCTTTCTCCGCGACGCGCACCGCGAGCGGGAGCAGGGGCGGATCGATTTCCCCGACGAGGCGACGGAGGAGGACCGTGGATCATTCTGAGACCGACGAGAAGGACGGAGGTTGTATCCACCACATAAAACCTTCGCGTGCTCAACCACCTGGCGCGGGGTTTCCTCCGCCCTTTTTCGAGCCACAGAAAGGAACCAGGAGAATCCGAAACATCGATCCCGCGGACGACGAGCGTTGCTCCTGCGGAGCGCGGCTCACGTTCATCGCGGGTGAGGGGCATTGCCTATCGTGTGGGCGGGCCGAGAGGGAGCCATGACCCACCCAACGCTCTACACGCTCATGGAGGAAGCCGGACCTCTCATTCGGGAGTTGGTCCGTTACGCCCCGCCGCAGGCCCCCGCCGTCTGGAGGGCGGCGGCTTTCCTCCCGAACCTTGAGCGCGCGCTCCTCAAGATTCTGGACTCGGAGCCGGAGAGCCGCGAAACGTGTGAAGTTTCGGCCATTACGGAAGGGAGAACGTGATCCACGCAAGCATCCATTTGAACACGCGGCCGGGGTTCGAGCTCGAGGTCTACCAGCACGGTGAGCACTTCGTCTTGCGGCTGGCGGAGGCAACGGGCGGAACGGCGGACATCTACCTCGACGTGGAGAGCGCGGACAGGCTGATTGATGCGATCAAGGAGGGGAGGGACAAGCTCGAGAGGCGGCAGCTCGAGGCGTCGTGCGCGAGTGTCAGGGAAGAGGCCGCGGAGATCGCGGCGGGAGGTGAGGCGTGAAGCTCAGCGAGGCGATCAGAGCCGGTGCGAAGATGGCTCCACAGGGGTTCAAGCGCTTCAAGAATCCCCGTTCCGGCAGGACCTGCGCCATCGGGGCCGCGGTCGAGGCTGTCGGCGGCAATGCCCTGGCGTTGTCCGGCACCTACGGCGAGGTGGAAGAGGTCTATGGGTTCCCGCTGAGAAGCAAAATCCCTGACGGACTTCGCCCTGCTTCGGTGCCTCAGCGTTGCACGCTAGGCAGAGCCATCGCCACTCTGAATGATTTTGCGCGTTGGTCCCGCGAGGCCATCGCGGAATGGGTCGAGATGGTCGAGTTCGAGGCGGAGCGCGAGGAGGTGGAGCAGGCGGAGCTCGCTACGAAGGAAATCATGGAGGGGTACTGCAAGGCGATACAGGAACGGGAAGGTGGTTACGTGCCGGGGGGTGGCTCGTGAAGGACGCCACGCACGAGGTCGCCACGGTCGCCCCCGACAGGCTCCCGCGCGCTCCGGCGAACGGCGAGGGCGAGATCACGAGCATCCTCCGGCTCGCCGTGGAGAAGCAGGTCCCCGTCGAGACCCTCGAGCGGCTCGTGGCGCTCCAGGAGCGCATGAGCGACCGCGCCGCGGCGAGCGAGTTCGCGCAGGCGCTCGCCGATTTCCAAGCCGAGTGCCCGCCGATCCGGAAGACGGAGACGGCCGAGATCGTCGGTCGGGACGCAGGCCGGAAGTTCACGTACAGCTTCGCGCCACTCGACGAGATCGCGCGGACCATACGGCCGCTGCTCCACCGGCGGGGGCTCTCCTACTCGTGGGACCAGAAGATCGACAAGGGACTCCTCGAATGCACCTGCAAGCTCCTCCACGTCAACGGCCACTTCCAGACATCCACGTTCACGGTCCCCACGGAGTCAAGCTCGGGCGCCATGTCGCCGGCCCAGAAGAACGGGTCGGCGCTCACCTTCGCGCGGCGCTACTCCCTGACGGCTGTCCTCGGTCTCACGAGCACCGATGAGGACTCGGACGCGCCACAGAGGAGCACGGAGCCGATCACGCCGGACCAGGTCGCCGACCTCGAGAACCGCATGGAGGAAGTCGGGGCCGACGCGGCCAGGTTCATGACCTACCTGTGCTCCCTCACGGGGCGGAAGATTCTCCGCCTCGATGACCTCTACGCGGACGAGCACGAGAAGGCCGCCGCGGCGCTCGAGGCGAAGAGGAGGAAGAAATGATCCGGCTCGCCTGCGCGCAGCGGGGAGCGGAGTGGAGGGACGCGCGGCTAGGGATCCCTACCGCGAGCCACTTCTCGGAAATCATCACGCCGAAAACGATGAAGCCGAGCGCGTCCGCCGACAAGTACCGCAACGCGCTCCTCGCCGAGTGGGTGCTCGGCATCGCGATGGAGGAGCCTGCCAGCCACTGGATGGACCGCGGGATCGAGATGGAGGAGTCGGCGGTTAGGTTCTACCAGCTCCAGCACGACACCGACACGGAGGAAGTCGGCTTCATTCTCAGGGACGACGAGATGGTCGGTTGCTCTCCGGATCGCTTCGTGGGCGAAGATGGCATCCTCGAGATCAAGGTCCCCTCCGCGACCACGCACATCGGGTACCTGCTCGGGACCCCGGCCGACGATTACAAGGCGCAGGTTCAGGGGCAGCTCTGGGTCTGCGAGAGGCAATGGGTGGACGTGCTCTCCTACCACCCGTCGCTACCCCCGGCGCTCGTCCGCGTGGAGCGGGACGAGGAGTTCATCCGCGCGCTCGCGAGCGCGGTCAACGGCTTCGTTGAGCGCTTGCTACAGGCGCGAGAGTTCATGATCGAGAAGGGTTACGTCAAGCGAGAAAGGCAGGCCGGCACCGCGGCCTGAGAGATTTCCGGCAGGCCCGGGCTCGCTACCACTCGCGGGCTCGGGCCGTTTGAAGAGAAGAGAAGGAGGAGATGGTGGAGACCGTCGGTGGACGGCGACGTTTCAGCGAGGCCGAGAGGACCGCCATCTACCTGGCGGCCGGGGGTAACTGTGCTGGCTGCGGGGAGGCTCTCGAATCTGGCTGGCACGCCGACCATCTCAGGCCGTATTCGCAAGGCGGAGAGACGACCATCGCAAACGGCAGGGCGCTTTGTCCTGTGTGCAACCTAAAGAAAGGATCTTCGTACGTGCTGAAGCTAAGGAAGTGGCAGGAGCGTGCCATAGCCACCTGGGAGGAAGCCAAGAAGAGCAACTTTCTACTCGTGGCGACTCCAGGATCGGGCAAAACCAGGTTCGCGCTCGAGCTCATCCGCAGGCAGCTCGCAGCCGGAGAGATCGACCAGGTCGCCATCGTCGTTCCTACTGAGCATCTGAAGTACCAGTGGGAGGCGAAGGGAACAGAGCTCGGCCTTAAGCTCAACCCGGAGTTATCGAACTCGAATCTACGCGGCCTTGGGACTCACGGCGTCTCCTACGTCGGCGCGTGCATGACATATGCCCAGGTTGCGAAGTCGGAAGACTGCGCCGACCTCCACCGCCTTTACTGGTCGCGCAGGCGCACGGCCGTAATTTTCGACGAGATACACCACGCCGGGGACGAGAAGGCTTGGGGCGCAGGGATCGAACGGGCCTTCCGTCCAGCAAAGTTCCGGTTACTACTTTCGGGGACACCGTTCCGGGAGGACAACTGCGCCATTCCATTCGTCGAGTACGACGAGGAGGGCAAGAGCAAGGCTGACGAGAAGTACACATACGCGGAAGCACTTCAAGACAAGATGTGTGTTGACGTGTACTTCCCGAGCATCGAGTCGAAGGGGATCTCATGGATGAGGGATAACGAGATCTTCGACCTCGAATTTGGTGACGAGGCCACGAACCAGCAATCCAGTGATAGGCTTCGCTCTGCGCTTCATAAGGACTCTGAAATCCTGGCTACCATGCTGGCCAAGGGACACGAGTGCCTTGAGAACACCAGGGCCACCATGTCGAACGCTGGCGGCCTCGTCCTCGCTTACGAGCAGGACGACGCCAGGGAGATAGTGCGGCTCATTCGGGAGACGACCGGCCGCAACCCAACAATCGCCATCAGTGACGACCCGCAGGCGCGAAAGGCCATCGAAGCCTTTGCCGTTGGGCGCGGAGAGTGGCTCGTGGCGGTGCGAATGGTGAGCGAGGGAGTTGATATCCCTCGGCTCAAGGTCCTCGTCTACGCGACGAAGACAAAGACGGAGCTCTTCTTCAGGCAGGCCGTCGGTCGAGTCGTGAGGATCGGAGAGGCCAGGAACAAATCGCAAGAGCATCAGCCGGCGCACGTTGTTCTACCGGCGGACCCGGCTCTCATCGAACTGGCGAGAGCAATAAAGGAGGAGCGGGATCACGTGCTGGAACAAGAGGAATACATCCAGAACGAACTGTTCGACCTCGAATCCTCTCAGCAAGGCGATGCGGCAACATCCTACGCCTTCCTTCACGCGGCCGGGGAGGAGGGGAAGACCTACTGGCATGGCGAGGAGTTCACGAAGGATGAGCTTGACATGGCCAGGGCTGCGGTCCAGGAAACGGGCGCTACGTGCAATGAGTACGAGATGGCCAGGTTCGGACGCTTTTACAGGCGTCAGCCCTTGGGCGAGCAGCCGCAGGCTGAGCAGCAGACGAACAGCGAGTCAACGCACGCCAAGGAGAAGGCGCTAAGGAGGGGCTGCCAAGGCTTGGCCAATAGGCTCGCGAAACTCCTTGATGTCCACGTCAAGGAAATCCACACGCAATGGCTCGCGGCTGGTGGCCGGCAGCACGACATGTCCGACGTGAGGGACCTGGAGAGGAAGCGCGCCTGGCTTGAGGAGAGGATACGTGAGTTCGCTACTTCATAACGACCAGGTAGTTGATGACCTGCGGTCTTCTCTCCGCGACGGGGAGGCTGGGTTGAAGCACGTTCCGGCGCTTCTCAAGAGGATCATCAAGGACGAGATGTGGAAGAAGCGGAAGGTGATCCGCTCGAAGGAGAAGCTCGTGAGCTTCAACAGCTTCGAGGATTTCGTGACCTCGCCGCCGCTCGATGGGCTTGGGGAGGACCTCGCGAGCCTAAAGCGACTTTGCCGGGATGATGATGAGGCGTGCACGCTAATTGATAGTGTGACTGGAAATAACCAGGGGAGAAGGACAGACCTTGTTAACAATGTTAACAAGGTTGACGGCCGTCCAACCGGCAACTCAAAGGACTGCGCCCTCCGGAAGCTCCGCAAGGACCGCCCGGATCTCCACAAGGCCGTACTGGCGAAAGAGTTGACCCCACACGGCGCGATGGTCAAGGCGGGATTCAGGAAGCGGCCTACGGCAATGGAGACGGTGAGAAGGGCGTATCTGAGGCTCTCGCAGGCAGAACGTGGAGAGTTCTGGGAGTGGGTAGAGCTCGGCTGCGAGGTTAAAGGCGA